AAATATGATTGGAAGAAACGTATTATATCTGTTTTTTTTTTTCTCGGGGCGGCGGCATGCCCCACTCACAGTCTAGTTTGCGTTTGGTCGTGATACGGTCTCGCACCATATCGCCATTGGCATTACGCCCTGTTTCTCCATCGATATCTTGAATGCCGACCTGAAAAGATTTGGGAGGCTTCACAGCCACCCCATTGATTGTCAATTGTGCCATTTAACCTCCTAAATCTTGAGCAAGGTTTGACCTGCTCGTTCGTGTTCCTTGTTAATTTCTTGGATTGCTACCCGTCCGAACTCATGACCAGCGATTTGAATAACGATGTCGCCAGCCGGTAATGAATAACCTGTAGGTACATTGTTAGCAGGCATTCTTTCAGCCAATTTTTGAGCCAAGATAGAAATCCAACCTGTATTCCGTTCAAGAGGCATTACCGCTTCTTGACCAGCTTCTCCGACCCCGATAATGCTAGGTGAGTTGAAAACACCACCTCGTGCATACCAAGAAATATCAAAGCTAGGAAAACTAGGTGGATTCAAACTAAAACCGCCAGTTATATTAATGTGAGGCAACTCAAGTTTTGGCAAGTGCCACTCGAAATCAAAAATACTCTTAAGCGCATCAACACCTGATTGTACTGCGCTTTTTGCGTTATCCATTGCATCATTAAACAGATTCTTGAACCAGTTAGGGATTTCTTTCAAGGCATCTTGCATGTCTTTCCATCTATCTCCGAACCATGAACCGATTTTTTGGAAAGGATTCTGAGCTTTCTCTTTTGCGCTCTCAAATTTCTCTCCAAACCATGTATCAGCTTCTTTTACTCCATCTTTGATATCATTCCATCTATCACCGAACCAAGAGCCAACTTTTTCAAAAGCTGAATTCACTTTATCTCTACCAGATTGGAATTTCTCTCCAAGCCAAGTATTTGCTTCGGAAAGTGCGTCTTTAGATTCGTTCCAACGGTCACCAAACCATGAGCCCAACTTACTAAATGTATTGCTTATTGCGTCCCAGCCTTGTTGGAATTTATCACCTAACCAAGAACCAACTTCTGTCAAAGCATTAGTCACATCAGCCCATCTCTCACCGAACCATGAACCTAAATTACTGAAGATATTAACGATACCGTCCCAACCTTCTTGGAACTTCTCGCTAAACCATTGACCTATTGGCTCAAAGATTTCTTGTAGCTTTGTCCATAGACCGCTGAAAAATTCGCCAATTGCTTGACAAATACCACTGATAAAATCACATAGTCCTTGCCATGCAGTTTTAGCAAACTCAACAACAGTGTCCCAGTTTTGGTAGAGCAAGACACCGATAGCGATTAAGGCTGCGATCGCTGCAATAACCAAAGTTATCGGGCTGGTCAAGACTGCAATAGCTCCATTGAGTGCCCATGTTGCAGCTGCTGCAACTCCTGCTGCAACTGATTGAGCGATTTCTGCCGCTGCTGCAAGTCCCATTTGCGCTGCATGAACACCCCACGCCAGTGCTGATTTACCAAGTTCTAGAGCAGTTTTTCCTAGCTCTACAATCAATTTCCCAGAATTGACCACAAAGTCTTTTGCATACAACGCATTCAAATAGATGGTTTCTCCGAAGCTGACCAATTTATCAAACGTCAAAGCTTTCAAAGCCAGCCCAAGATCTTTAATTCCACTAACAATAACGGAAACCTTGCCACTCAATAATTCGAATGCTCCTGCAAGCCCTCCAGCTTGTTCAGCCCAAGACAAGAACTTAATTCCTTGCCATACGGTTGCAAGCGTACCAATTACACTAGCGACCGTAGAGATAATCTCTTTATTTTCTTTACACCAATCTGAAAAAGCAGTAAAACCATCGGCTACTAGCTTGATTGTATCAGCTAGTAACTTCAATGCCTCTAGTATGATACCGCCTAGTAAATCAGCGACGGTTTCAATACTTATGCCGAATGTGTTAGACAAGAACTCTGCGAAAGGCTTCCAACTTCCTTCCCAAAGTATTAGAATAATATCAATTAGTCCGTTAAAAGCATTAGCAATAGAGTCAATAGCAGGGGCTACATGTTCATCGTAGACACTACTCAATCCATCGCCAAACTTATCAACAACACTTTCAATAGTTTCAAATATCGGAGCTACAATGTCCAAAAGACTTTGAAGCATTGATGAAATTTTAGGAGCGCTTGTCACAACGACTTTTTCAAAACCTTTAAACAGACTTCCTGCTAATTTACTACCAACTTCAACAATGGTAGATGTCAAGCTTAATAGAGTTGACACAATAGCGCTACCGATACGAACCGCACCAGTTGAAGTAATGACATCGTAGAAAGCACTAGAAAAGGCCTGAGCGATGTTCCCTACAGCCTCTGCAATGTTACCAATATTATCAAACAAAGCGACTAGCGCCCTGATAATGCGTTCTTTTTGCCTTTCAAGGCCGTTTGCAATACTTTCAGTAAGAAGTACACCAATACCAACGCCTATAGTAGCTAACGAACCAGCAATTTGGCCCAAAGCATAAGCAATTTTCTCGGTCATGCGGTTAAAGGCGTTTACGACTCTTGGGTCAGTAGCGATTTCTTCAAGAGTTTTCTTGATTCGTTCTAAAGCAGCTTTGATACGCTCTAAACCTTCTGGCCTAAACGCTGCATCAAAACCTTTTTTGAAGAGGTCAAGCAACCCTTTCAGCTTATCTCCAAGACCATCAAAAATGCTCTTGAATTTGTTGTCCATGTCGGTCAACTCGACTTCTGGCAAAATGTCTTTGAAAGGTCCGCCACCGCCTCCCTTTCCTTTACCACCTTTGCCTCCGCCACCGCCTCCACCGCCTCCAGAACCGCCTGCGTCGTCGTCTTTTGGTTTTTGTAAGATGTTAATCTCATCAAATCCCATTAGACCAAGCAATTCTTTAGCGGCCTTCTTAGCGTTTTTGGCCGAGTCTCCAAGATTGTCAGCAAGTCCTCCTGCTGAATCTCCAGCGTCGTCCACTGCGTCAGCAAGGTCTCCTGCTCCGCCTGCAGCGTCTTTCATGGCGTTACCCATGTCTCCAACTGCACCACCAACACCATCTTTTACCGTTGCCTTCTTGTTGAACATCAAAGCGATAAACTCTGCAAGTTTTGCCGTAACGTTCTTCAAGACCATAGCAAAAGAGTTCAAGACAGGCATGATCGCATTGATAATCGGTAACATAGCATTACCCAAATTCAATGCACTATCTTTCATCAACGACTTAAATAAGCTGATACTTCCGTTGACTGAGTTGGACAAGGTATCACCATACTTGGCTGTAGCCTGTTCCAAGATAGCCATAAGACGGATTTGTTGCTGAGTTTGATAGTCTAACTGTTGCCAGCTTTGTCCATTTGCAAAACGTTTAAAGGCTTCAGTAGACTCAATCATAGCCACATTGACGTTGATTCCTAGGTCCTCAATTGCTTCCGTGTTACCTAGTAAACCAGAGCGAATACGCTCCATAACGTCTGTAATGCTACGGCCTGAACCTTCAGCGATAACTGCCGATGTCTGCAACATCTTAGCAGTATAGGCGCTTAGCTTGTTGGTATCTTTGATAAATCCAGAAAATAGGTTTGAGTATACTGCACCGTAGTTGGTAGCCTCACCCACCCCCATATTCATAGCGTTAGCGTTATCGTTAACCCATTTTAAGAAAGATTGCGAACTCTCGCCCATCTGTCGCTTGATTTGGTTCATAGACGCTGATACTTCAAGAGCCGTCTGCGCTGAATACATCCCAACATCAAGCAATTTCTTACCAAGGATTGCAAAACCAGCGAACTTAGCTAGCTTACCAAACGCACTACCGATAGAATTCGACTGTTCACGAACTTTGGCAGTGGCATTCTTCACTTGGTCAGATGTTCCCTTGACCTGATTCTCGACTTCTTTCATCTTCTTCCTAAAAGGCGCTATCTCAGCGTCAATCATGACTTTCAATTCATCAAGAGTTGCCATTCATTTCCTCCTTCCTTTTGCGATTATGTCTTTCTGCAAATTCACGCATTCGTTCCTTATGCAACAAAAACGCTTGTCTCTGTCGTTCCTGTTCTACCGCTTGCTGTTCTTCTACAAACAACTCAGGGGCATATTCCCAGAACTCAAAGACCTTGGCATCTTTGGATAACAATAAGGAAATGTGGTTGGATATCATCTGCGAAAGTCTATAAGAGTCAATAATCTTTTCTTTACGCTCTTGGGCTTTGACACGGTTGTAGCTTTCTATCATTTCCCTGATTTCAAGCACCGTCAAATCCCAAAAATCAAGAGGCTTACCCCCGATGTCCAAAAACATAGGGTAAAGCCTCTCAATAATCTGCGTTACTGTTAAGATTACTCGACTACTGTCATTTTCTTCTTGGAAGTTTTCTTGTCCTTGCTTCCTCGTGGAGTAAAACCCGATACTTCAAAGAGTGGCATTAAAACCTCTGACATGAAGGTTGTTTGGTCTCCACCGTTGTCCACGTATTCATCGTATAAATCATAGACATCCTCAAGAGAATACCCATTCTCATACTTTTGCAAAGCTCCATGAATCAAGAGCAATACAACTTTCAAAGGAGGCAAAGGAAATTCTTCGCCAGCTTCAGGCATGAAGATTTTCAGTAAGTTCATGCCGATTTTTTCTTCAACTTTCGCTGCTTGATGAGATGAAAGTCGTAGTTTCAACTCTTTCTCATTGCTAATCTTCCAAATTGAGTAAGGTAACGCCATTTAATTAACCTCCAATACCGTCTGTAAATTCCAACTCTGACTGCAACGCAATTTTAAGGGTGAACTCGATAACGGCATTGACACCGCCACCGCCAAGCTTAACAGATACTTGACCTTCAAAACGAACTTTAGTGTTGTCTGGATAAGTTTGCTCAAAGAAAAGTTTTGTCTTGTTGTCTGCGGCATTACGCAAAACACGATAAGGTGCGGTTGCTCCGTCGTTCTTATAAGCGAATTTGTACTCCAATTCCCCTGCGTCGCCAATACCGAACTCATACTTCTTAACTTTATCTTCAAGAGTAGTGTTCTCTACTTTTTCAGGCTCAATACCGAATTCAGGTACTTCCTTAAGTCCTTCAAGTTTTGTGTAAGTTCCTTTAGCTGTCCCATAAGACAGCGTAATTCCATTTGCTAACATGTTTAATTCTCCATTCTAAATTGAAAAACAAGCTCTGAGTGTAAGTCAACGACACCTTCAAAACGCATGACCTTATGTCTCAAATGAGACGGGTCTGGTACGTCTTGGCAGTCGGTTCTTCGCAAACCTAAAGACTCAAAAATCTGATTGATTTTAACAGCTAACTCACTAGTGCTGGTATCATCAAAGATATCTACCTTGTAGCGGATAGATGATTTTTGTTCCTTGTCGTCAAACCAATCACCAGGCTTATTTTGTTCTTCCAAAAAAATAACGACTGGGAAAGTTTCCCAATCGCTAGGATAAGTATCAGTCACATTGTCTGCGACCTTTTGCAATTCTTTATAAATAACAGGCTTGATATTGATCATTATATTTGTTCTCTTATCTTTCTACGGACATAATTCGAAATATTCTTGGACACACGCTCTTGATTGTCTCTCAAAGCTGGATAAAGATAAGGCTGGGCAGGTTGACCATACATCTTGTAGAACTCCCCAATCTTTTGAAAGTGGTAAGGTCCTACATCGATTTGGTCTTCATGCACATACCACGGGCTAGAGCGATAAGACACGCTGACCTCTGGTGATATACCTGAATGGCTAGCTTGTCCTTTTGGCCCTGTACCAAACTCTACGTATGGCGCATAGTGTAGATTTGTGTAAACCTCTCCTATAACCTTATCTCCGTCCATTTTAACCCTAGTCTTGATACTATTTCTAAGTTCTCCATTGTTCCCTGGTGCAAGTCTTTTAGCATCAGCTTGGACAATGGTTTTGGCTGCATGATGAACCGCTTTTGAAACAATATCTCGTTGCGCAACATCTGACAACTTTCTGAACTTAGCTATAAGTCTATCTGCCCCTAGTAGCTCTGACACGTTCCAACTCCAATACTTGATGATATGTATAAACTTTCTTAGAGATAACCTTGTGAGTTACTTCTGTCTTGCTGTCGATACATACCCCGTCTTTTACTCTGATTGTGTCGTCTCTATCCGCATTCGCGTTTAAGATATCGTTGACACGCTCTCCGTAAAGCTCAGATTGTAGATTGCTTTTGGCTGGCCATAGTTCAAGGCGCGTGCTTTCAACTTCCTTAGAATATCCTTCTTTTACGTGTCCTTCATCCGTAACGGTCTTTTCAAACCGTCGCAATGGATAAGGTTTCAGTCTACTCCGCTTCAAAAACATGGCCTGATACCCTTGCTAACCTATACGCTCTGATACGCTTCAAAAGTCCACTTGAGATACTATCAGCTCCGTAAACAACTTCAATCCCGCCTTCTTTCCTTGAATACTCACCCTCGTTTCCTAGGCGGTTATTAAGCTCTAACGCTACTTCAAGCGCTAGGCCTTCAAGGATAGGCGTCATGCAAGTTCGATTAGTTTCCGATAGAATGATACTTTCAGCTCTCGCTTCTAAAACGGCTAAAAGTTGCAGATTATCTTCGCCTGTTAATTTCTTCAGCAACTCTATAGACATATCAATCCTCTTCTAAAAACTCAGGTTCAGGGAGGGCTTCCTCAAGAACGTCTGAGATAGCGACACCATTACTGGCAAAATTGTCAGCCAGCTCGGCATATCGTTCCTCAGTAATCTCAAGTTCCTCCCCTGCCAGTCGTTTCACATTTGATTCCCAATCGTAGAAATCTTGTTTGATTTTAAATTTCATAACTAAAACCTATTTCTTACCAGTTTTTTCTTTCCAGTTAGCTGAGTCAGAGTCTGGTGCATTGGTTGAGCTAGTGATGTCTTTGATAGCAACATAGACTTTATCTTCATGCGTTACTGTATCACCTTCTTTATAGGCTGTTCCAGTCTTCCACGCTTTAGCACGGTTTACAACTTTACCTTGAGTAGATGGTTTAGCTTTAGGTTTAGTATCAGCGATGGTAATGATGTATTTTTTGAAGTGTTCAAGAACAAATGCACCAGTGTAAAGCAATTGCTCTACCAATTCACCAAATCGACCTGGAATGTTATCGTTGTACTTAGTATTATCTACTTGCACTGGAGAAGTAACAACACCTGGAGCAGTAGCAAGGGCATTAACATCTTTCAAGAATTTAGAAGGTACTTTGTAGACTGTGTAATCATCCAATTCACCAACATATCCTTTTCCAAGGACCTTCTTATCTGCGTCACCATGTGGTAGACGAACAATTTCAGACTTGATCGCTTTGTAGAATTTAGGTGTTACAAAAAGCAAACGCTCTTTTGTAATTCCGAGCTCATCAAGTTTCTCAGAAACATCAAGAATTGCATTGTATGCGTTGTTCGCTCCTGGTTCTTTGCCCATAGCAACATTGTCGCTAACATTACCAAGTGCTGCACCAAAACGTAGTTCATCAAGATATGGAGCTACTACTTCTGCTGCTTGACGTGCAATAACGTAATTGATATTTACTTGACCGTTAGAGTCACGTTCGTCCAATTGGTCTACGAAACGACCCCAATATTTTTCTTCGTCAAGAGTATATACCTTTTCTTCAACTTCAACGTGGTCAAATTCATTGTCTTTATTACGTTTGTAGTCTTTAAGTTCTGTTGTGTTACCAGTTGCTACTGTAAAAGAGCGACCTTGCAAGGTTACTGCATCGCTTGATGTTACAAGTGGTGTTGAATATGAGTTTACTGCAAGCACATCCTCAATAATCCCAAGATGTTTCTTGCGTGATTCTGCTGTGTTTAATTCTTCAAATGCCATTTATTTTTCCTCTTTTCTTTTATTACAAGAAGTCTTTACGCCATTTTTCCGTAACTTCTTGCTGGACTGTTTGTGCGTTCTTGATAGGTGCACTACCTTTCATACGCTCAGAAACTCCCTTCTGAACTGACTCTTCCCATGCTTTTTGGATAGAGGTAATAGATTCAGATACCGTCTCTGCGCTTGTCAAATCAACTACATTTACTAACTCAACAGGTAAGTCACGTTCACTTAACATTGCTTTAGCTTCTGCGGTCAATTCCTTGCGAGCAATAGCCTTTTCACGGTCAGCCAATTCTTGCTCACGCTGATCCAACTGATATTTCTGTTTCTCATCAGCGTTCATCTTAGCAAGTTTCTTAGCTTCGTTATCTTTGGCTTCTTGCTCTGATTTCCACTTGGCAAACTTCTTATCGATGATAGCATCGACATCTGCGTCCGTGTACTTCTTCTCGTCTTGCGGTTGCTCTGTAGGTTCTGCAGATACCTTTTGCTCTTCAACCGTTTCGACTGTTTGTGTTTCTTCGTTCATTGCGAACCTCCTATTTTTAAAGTCGTCCCCGACTGTATTTTCCATAGCTTTTAGAGTCTTCAATGCTTGGACAATATAAAAACCGTACGGGATTCCATACGGTTAAGTTTTATAATTCGATTCCTTCGATTTCTGCTCGAATTTCTAGCCAGTATAAATAATGACCCATAGCGCACTTTTGATTTTTTAAAACTTCAATTGAGCATTTTGGTTCAAAATTGAGCGTACCAGCTTCGTATTTGATAACCATTTTATGTAATTTTGTATATTTATCCTTAAGCGCATTGTATTCATCGATAAAACGTCTTTGCCAATCTTCCATTTTTTCTATTCCTTTCTTCAATTCACTAATTTATAGTAATTTATAGCGGTTTATTCCTGCCAGTCAAGATGTCGGATCACCTACTTTCTATTTCTGAAACCTGTTAAAATCGCAAGAATAGTTCCTACAATTAAAACAAATAGCCAAAAGAATACCAACCACCCAAAGGCGATTGATACCCAATCCCAGATAAACATATCTTTACTCCTTAAAACAAATCAACTTCATACGATAATGAAGAAATGTCGGTTAATATTTTAGGTAGTAACTCAATCGCGCTGAACGTATCTGCCCCATGAATATCTAATTCTAGTTTCACTGTCGCTGATTCAATTTCGTTTGATCCTGAAAATTCTACGTTAGTTATCCTAATTTTTGCTTTATCCATTTTCAATCCTTTCTGAGCACGAAAAAAGCACTTAGATTTCTCTAGGTGCTTAATTTGTATTATAATTTAAGTTTTTTACAAAACTCTGTTGCATCCATATCAGGATTTTCTCGTAAAAATGCGAGCAATGCACTACCTCGAGACTTATCTTTAGATGTAGTAGTAGAATCAATATTATATGTACGAGTGTAGTCGTCGATGAAGCTATAATTTACCGAATCTTTTCTCTTGTTAGCTAGCTGTTCCCGAATATTGGCAGGATAGAGATAAAAAACGGCTTTGCCTATTTTATGCAATTCTTCATCACTAGCTGACTTCAAAAACGAAACAATAGGCTTTAGAGATAACCCCTGTGTAAAAACTAAAATATCAGCTCTAACACTCGGAATATCTTGAAATGGTTCTAAAAATCTTTTTTTAATCATCTTGTAACTCCAAACTTATCAAATTTAATCCTGATGAATTTTTATCTACGGATATAACTTTAAATTTAGCAGATGGTTTGATAAGAAATTCTTTTTCTTCTGGCATATCCGAAAGCTCAGATATGTATACTCCAGATTTAGAACCTTTTCTTACTGTAATATCCAATAGATACCTTTCTCCGATTCCATCATTAGAGAAGTTTAATGCTTCTTCTTTCGCTAAACTTGTACTCATAAAAGCCTTGTCGATTACAGTAGTCTGACCGACAATTAAGTTATTAAAGTATGATTGTTCTGCCCTAGTTCCACGATAAGTTATGAAACTTTCCTCCGTCTTATAGCTTCCAAATACGGTTTCTAACTTTTTGGAAAGCTCTAGGTTTTCTTGCAAATATCTTTCGACATAAGGAATTTCAGATGCTTCAATTTCCATTAAACCATTTTTTCTGTATTCTTCATAACCTTGCCTCATCACGGAATTTATTTGCTCATGTGGAGACATAGTGTAATTGAAAATAGCATCTTTTTGTTTTTCATCAAGCTCATTATACCACTTTTGATAAGACTTTTGCTTCTTGAAGAAGTCGTCTATTTCACTTGGTTTATCAGCTACAAAAACCTTGTCATCCACTTCTGGTTTAGATTCCTTAACAACGTCCTCACCATCCACATACTTGCTATACCACTCTTTATAAGTCATATCAGCAGGCACATACTCGACTTTACCAGTCTCAGGATTTCTTGCCCTACGCTTCAGCTTGCTGTAGTCTGCGTCCTCGTCGTATCCGACAGTAGTAGACCTACACCACGGATGCATAGGCGGACAATTGACGCCAGGGACAGCCTTATCCCTGTCATAGACCTGATTGTCATGTTCCTGACAAATGCGTGATGTACGCTTGTCTAAAACGGCCACAAAGATATACTTCTCTATGTCTGCTTCTTCATAGCTGAGCAGTTCCATTTGATTATGAAAAAAGGCTGATTCTGTTCGAACCAAACGCCTTGCATCGTTTTGACCTACATTGAACCGCTCGGCAATTGCTTGTGCAGTTTCTCGTGTATCTCGGCCTGTCATAAGGCTTATGAGGAGTTCATCTTTTATGCTTGAAGTAAGCTTTCCTGTATTCTTCCAGATGTCTGTAGAGTACGTGTTTCCGTCACCTACCCAACTGAAAGACTGTAGATGTTTTATCTCGCTCTCAGGAAGCCCAGAAAAGCCATATGCTAACCCTGTCTGCTGTTGCAGGTCAAAGGTAGCCTTGTAGTAGCTATCCTTCATCAAGTCGCTATAAAAGGCATCTGAGCCTGTCTTCTCCGAATGATAGATAGATTCACGCATACGGTCTAAATCGTCGCTCAAACGCTCTAGTCGTTTCATACGGAAAGAATAAGCTGGACTGTCTAAGTCAGCCAGTAGCCTTTGGATATTCGGGTCATTTGGCCTCGCTTCAAGCACTTTACGAAGTTCATTCAAGTCTTTCTTGTCTTTCATGTTCTTCAAGACTTGTCTAGCATCTACCTGACTTAAACCATAATCACGTTGGAACTTATCGAAAATCTTATTGATTTCCTTATCCAAGTAAGTCTTAGCTTCCTGATAGACCTTATCGAACTGGTCTGCCTGCTTTTCGGCCTTGTCCATCTGTTGGTAAATCAGATTGGCTTTCCTCTTCGCCCAGTACTCCTGATTCTTCATCCTCTACCTCGTCTTCGGGTTTCGTGTTGTCTTGGTTAAACACTGGCATGCGTTCCATGTTCTTCTCTTTCTCCTCTTCCAAGGCTTCCAGTTCAGCGTCAGGATCTTCCACAAACGGCAAGAGTGAAATAAGCTGTCTATTGGTCACTTTGCCTTCCAAGTTGTTCACAATCTGAGAGATTTCCAGTAAGTTCTTAGGTAAACCGCGGCTAAACTGCGGAACGATTGAATGAGACTCTAGTGCAATCTGCTTCATGCCTAGGTAATGAGCAAAAATCGCAATCCGCTGGCGTAATCCACGCTTGTAGTTTGCTTCTTTGGTCTTGGTAATCATCTCAAGGCCCATCAGCTTGAATTCCATAGCTACGCCTGATGTGTTCCCTGCGAAATTCTCATCAGTCAAGTTAGGCACATGGCTGAATGTGTAGATATCCTCTTTCAGAGCTGTACGCAAGATTTCAGTAGCACTTTCATCCAGCGTGTTCTTCAAGAACTCAGCTCTTGCACTATCGCCCGGCAATTCCAAAAGACCTTCTTCAGAAAGAATCTTCATCGCTACCTTAGCATCTTCTGGAGTGTCTGCTAACTGTGTGCCATATAAGACAAGGATAGACTCTACTGCCTGTTCCTTATCATTAACACGGTTACCCATCAAGGAATTATAGGCATCAATCAAGCTGATCTGTTGCTCGTAGTCGCCAATAGCAAAATGATTGTTGCGATACTCGATAATCGGGATTTGACCAAGATTATGTTCTTCTACTTCCTCATTCTGTGTTGTTCCTGTGCTTGAATCACGCAGAACCATGTGATAGTGCAGATTCTCAGTAAAGACCTCTGCCTGATGCTTGGTAGTGTCTTTCGTATCATCTTCGACTTTATAGTAGTAGACCGCAAACAAAGGCTTCCGCTCAATGCTATCATCGTAGACCATGAAGGTATTTTCTGGATCAATGCTAACTGAATCTAATTCAGTAAGTCCCTCTTTAGCGTAAATGTATTCATAAGCACGCCCATAGATAGCCATATTTAAAGCATTCTGGGCGTCTACTTGGTCAATCTCAGCACCGTCAAAGGCTGTAAGTAGTTCATCAATATCACCTTCAGCAGTATTGTTGTACTTGATAGGATTGCCCATAAAATAGCCTGTAGCCGTGTCTGCGATATCCTTGGCATGATTGGCCACTGTCTTGTAATTCGGTGCGTTCTCGTTGCGTCTCTTGTGATTTAAGATAGCATGCTCACCCAAGTAGTAGCTTTTAAGTTTCTTCAAACGTGAGCCTTCAGCGCTATGTTTCGTTATCAATTTGTAAATCAGGTCTTTCTTCAAAGAACCCTCATCATATCCATCTCGTGGATAGGTTAAATATTGGTACATGTCTTTCCTCTCTATAGACCATAATCAGAACGTCTGCGGACGGTTGCTTTCCCACCCTCGATACATTGAAGGCTGTAACGTAAAGCGTCCATCAAGTGGTTGTTTTTATCTTCTGGTTTATTCAACCAATTACCTTCTTTGTCTTGTTGATAACAATAGCTATAAAATTCATCCATGATGTTTTTACAATCCGGATGCACATAAATAGCGTATCCTTGTAATTTGGACACGCCTGCCATAATACTATCCTTACCTTTACGACTTTCTTTGATTCGAGTTATACCATGTTCTGACCTTAATTCCTCAATCAATCGTAATTCAGCGCTATCAGCAATGATCCGTGAGCGATGATAACCTTTTTCTTTTATCATCTTCGCAACTTCTTTGGTTATCAATCCAACTTTATACGCCTCATCAAAGACATAAATCTCTTTCGTCGTGTCATTTATCAACGAACAACACAAAGCGGTTGGGTCATGAGTAAAACCAAAGTCAAGACCAATACATAATTTATTAGATGAATCTTGTAGTAATTCATCTTTATTGAACTCTTTGACAGTCACGTTCTCGTAGATTAAACCTTCAGCAACTCCCCATTCGCCATCGCAGACGATTCTAGCACGTCTGGGGTTCGTATGATATAAATCCTCATAACGCTTGATATCGACTTCATCCAGCCACTCGTTGCATTTATAAGTAGTCGTAGTAGCGAATGTGTTAGCTCGTCTCGTTTCTTCATCAAAGAAGACACGCTTGAGCCAATGCCTTTCATTCCACGGGTTAAATGTGACTGTGATTTGTTTAAAGAAGTCAGGTACGTCTAGGCTACCACGGATTGACTCAACAACCGTACTGAACTTGTCTTCAGTCTCAATTTGGTAAGCTTCCTCAAACCAGGCCCAACAAAGACTACCAACGTCAACTGTAATAGATGTGATTTTTAGTTCATCATCCAAACCACGGAACAGAATCTTTTGCCCAGTCTTTTTTATAGTTATCTCAGGCAAAGACTCGTTGAATTTAAACAGATGAGTTACACCCAACACATTACACGCCCATTTAAAATCCGTATAGGTAGATTGCTTGTTTGTATTCGAATATCTACGAATAACAAGCAAGTTCGCCCAGGGATATTTCAAAAGACGTACAACGTAATTTAATGCAGTTGTCTTGGACTTCTTCGAACCACGGGACCCTTTGACTACACGATAAAGATTTCTTGAGCGCCAAAACTGTCCGTACCCTGCTCCTACTGTCTTAGGTAGGTCAACAACAATATCGTTCTGTTTAATCTGGTATGTCTGACTCATTCGCAAACACCACCGTTCCAGAAACGTCTGCCTCTACTTTGTCTGTCCAGAGCCTATGCCGCTTTCCTAAAAGTTCGGCTGCTTTGATTCTATCTTTTGCTCCGACATCAATATCCGTAATCGTTTGACCTAATTCTCCTATGCTTATCAAGGTCTGTTCTTGCGTCTCTCCTCGCATTACTGATGTTAGATAACTAAGTACTTCTTGTTGATCTGCAATTTTCTCAGAATCAAGTTGTTTCAGTCGTTCATCTATATAGCTTTTAATCTTAGGATTCTTTAGTAACTTATGCCCTTCAACGCCTGCCACTCTATCACTAGAAACACGATAACCTGCTTTTTTATAAGCTTCCGTCGCATTACCTGAGATGATGTACTCATCTGCAAATCTCTTTTGTTTTATTCTCAATCCACTCAATTTTCCATCACCACCTTTTTTTATAATCAAAAAAGCCACTCAAAGAGTGACTGTATGCGATAAGTGGGTGCCTCCCCCACCAGAGCCTTATATAGCGCTACTTTATCTCTGTCCTACAGGTTAATCAGCCTAAATCTAATTACCGCCCTGTACCCCTATTGTGATAGCTACTCACAGAGATACAATTGGAACGACAGGACTCGAACCTGTGACTTAATCCGTCTACCATATATCCATTAATCAGCATGAGACTACTGCTTTAAGCGAGTGACTTTTGATAACTTATTGTTTATTATCTTGTCCACAAATATTCCTACTTGTATCACTCATGCACGATTGGTTAGACCAATCACTCCTTACATCACAAACTACTAAGCCATTTTTCAATTAACGAAGACCCCGCTAAAAGTCTAAGCTGCTTTACTCTTTGACTTTACTCTCATCCTTGCGAGACTTGAGCAGGCAATCTAATTGCCGAAGTACACTTTCGTTTGCGACGGGCGATGACTTTTGCTTTTTTTGAGTTTTTTCTATCTTGAATAGCCTTAAAATATAAAAATCATCTTTCATCTATCACAGACACGCATCGCCATGTGTTTCATTCTCTTTTGAAGAACAAAATGCACAGCGCCTGCTTGTTATCGATTGTTTTGCGGACAATCAACTCACCTTACATACTTTTGGGAGGCGCCCAATTTTTGTAAGATATGGTATTGAGCTCTTGTTGCACCTCGAACCAAATACCTCTTTCCTCTTATAGACTCGTTTCACAGCCAAACTGCCACGTTTGCATTTCCTCAGCACATTGCCGTTGGAATCTCTCTGCTTTAACTTCGCCTACCTATTCCAAAATTGAAATAGTTAAGATTAAATTGCTTAGATTGACCATTACTGGCAGGATATTTGATAGATTTAAAAACATCCTTTTCCTGAGTTACCACAGATTATCTAGGCTAAGCCCTAAAAATGCAAGACGACTACAACCTTGCGTGTTAATTACGTTAGATTATTTATAAACAACAATATACATCAGTTTATTATTAATCATTACAGGTTCTTTGATACACAACAATTCTTTTACAGTTTTCGAAAATTGTTTTGCATCTTCCAATTTATTAAACATTGCTTGCTTCATTTTAAATACCTCGTTGCAAAATACAATATAAACGGCGATGCCCGGAATCGAACCGAAAAGCTTGAAAAACATAGGAGAGAAAATCACTTTACACCTGTCACCGCCATGTGAGGCCGAAGCCTCAGAAATAAAATGAAAAATATAAGGAGTTATCAGTGCGCTTACCGCCTTCAGCTGATAATACTATAATATCACTTTAAAAGTTCCAAAGAGTTCCATTAGTTCCATTTTTTAGAAATTTTTTTCAAAGCGCTCTCTCTAGCCCGATGAATCGTTCCGCGCCCGCAACGTAGCTGAGCTTGAATTTGATTCCACGATAGTCCATCTATATACAACAACCGCATGATGATATTTTCTACAGGGTCGTCCAATGACTCAATCACTTGCACCAGCTCATCCCGTTCCTGATAGAGTTCTTGGATTTCCTGATACAGTTGTTCAGACCTATCAATGATAGATATATTCAATTCCTCAGACTGGTTCTTATTGCTTTTTGACTTCGGCATACTATCGAACGTCTGCCCTTTTAAAATGCCTGAACGTAGACTGATATATTCTTGATGTTTCGACTTAGCTTTTATATCGATATACGGCAAGGCTTTTAATCTCTGTTTAATATCTACTGTCAATCATACACCTCGATTCCAAAGAATTGACAAATGTCTTCTGCCTCACATTCGGAAATTTCCAAACCTTTCTCCCAGCTGCTTAGGATTGTTTCAGAATACCCCAAATGCTTTGCTAATTCTGTGCGAGTAAGTCCTTGTTCCAAACGTTTTTCTTTCAAAAGCGCATTAAGATTTCCAATCTCACACTTCTTGAACAAGACATCCTTATCCAATCCTAACTCTTTTGACAGACGTTCTTTCTGACGATCACTTGGTATCAGACCTCGTTCCCAATTTGAAAATGTCCTTGGACTAATACCAAATCTCTTTGAAGCTTTTCTTAAAGATAGACCTTTACCAATTCGCCATAATCTAATTTGTTCTGAGAAAAATTTCCTATTCTTCATGCTCCATCTCCTCGATAAGCCAGTCAAGGTTCTTTCTGGCTTTCTTCAGGTCTTCAAGACCGTTTTTCTTCTGAAATCGCAGTTGATACTTCAATGCATTTCCAAGATAAAAGCCTTTCAGCTGTTCTGGTGTCATGAAATTCCTTAAAGCATCGATAGATTCCATGCCAAATCTTCCTTGGTAGTGGTTTGGTTTGTTTATGTTGTCAATTATTTCTGGATCCATTTGATAGCCTCCAAAAGTTCTAAGATTATTCGATTCCATTCTTCTGTTGTTGTTTCTCTAAAATCAAACTGAGACATCATTTCAGCTTTTTTGAATAATGCCCTCTTAAAGAATGAAGCTTTTTTGGAAAAATCCATATCATCTGTTTTAAACTCAGTCGTAATTTTCTTTCCATAACCCTCTATCTCTACATGGACTCTTGTTTTTCCATATAGATGTAGAGGCTCAGCCCAAACACTTCCTTTCAAGTCTGATTCAACGACTTTTTTAAGCATTAACGATATCTTCTTAGTTTCACTCTCTTTTTTAGCACCACTGAAAGGGTATCTTTTTGGTCTCATTTCTTATCCTCCAAAAACTCTGGGTTCTCGTAGATGTTACCGATGATTTCACATTTCATGTAAGCTAAATAAAGAGGTTTCCATTCTGCTTTTTGTTTGTGTGGTTCATCTACGAATCTATAAATAAAACTTGCGTAAGAGCCGTGCCATCTTACAAGCGCTTTTCTGCCTCTGTAATCAAGGATATCCCCCTCAAAGATTTCCTTACTGTTTCTGTCAAACAATCCTGTTGATTGCATGAGTTCGATTTCGTTTATCGGTACATTAAAATCTAGAAATTTACCTTTGAAAAGTACATGAGATACGCTCCCGTCAAGTTCAAATGTTATTTGTCCGACTCTTCCTAATTCTTTCCCTGCTTTTTTCCACGCTCTATATCTTGGTATCATCCCAAATCCTCCTCTTTGACGAACGTACCATCAATCCATTTACCCTTGCGGTCTTTAATTTCTTGATAGGCTAGTTCAAAACATTCTTCAAAATCATAACCGAGAGCATTGCTGATTGATTTTAACCAATAAATTGAACGAGTTAAATCGACTATATATAGATCTTTATCCGTGAATCCATTTGATAACTGAATATTGCTGATTGTCCTATTCAAAAAGACCAGACATTCTATAACATGGTATCCGTCGCTAAAAACTTCCTCAAAAATCTCCTGCACATCTACCTTAATCAGCAAGGCCAGACCGACAATCACAACTGCACAATCTCCAATGCTGTCCTTAGTCAGTTGCTCATTCTTCTTGAGATAGCCTGCGCATAACTCACCGAATTCTTCACTAAGTTTTAATGACTGCTTGTCCAGCCGTCCACCGTTTTCTAAATCACGGTCAATAAACCATTGTTTGACTTTGTCTATTGTGTTCATGATAACTCCTAAAATAATTTTATTTTCTTCTCGTAAACATCAAGTCTCTGTTTAGCAATATTGAAGATGTCTCTATCTAACTCGCAACCTACATACTCAAAACCTAATTCTTGACAAGCGATTAAACTACTTGCTGAACCAACATGAGTATCAAGAATCTTGTCTCCGTCTTTTGCGTAAGTTTGAAGTAACCAAAGATAAAGATTTATCGGTTTTTGTGTCGGATGGATTCTAACCTCATTTAAGGCCTTATTTCCTTGTTGTATATGACCTTCAGATATCGACTTCCCTTGCATCATACCATTCCACATGTAACGAAATAGCCGAATACTATCATGATAACTGCAGTACGCTATCTCACAATCTGAGAAACTTGACTTGCCATTAACTTTGTCCCACACAATACGGCCAGAACCAAAAGAGTAGTCGAAGTAGTTCACGCCCCAAATGATTTGATTTTTTGAAACTCTAAATAACTCATCAAAATAATCTCTATTTGGAATTTTCCACTCCGAGGTTTTGCCATACAGTCTATTGACACCAATCGGACTGACTTTTCGACCATAGTATTCTCTTTTTTCTGGACCAGAAAAATATGGCGGATCGACAATAGCTAAATCAAAATAGTTGTCAGGATATCTTTTTATGACGTCCATACAATCTTCGTGAAGAAATAATTTCATAACATCACCTCATCCCCGACCGTCACCTTTTCATACACGTCCTTCGTAACCACGAACACCCCATAATCACGAATCGTAAGCGTATATAGCTTCCCGTGCCGTCCTTTCTCAAGGACCTTACCGAATATCTCAGCGCCTTGATTATCAGCTTTATAGACGATAATCAGGCGCTTTTCTTCTAGTTTTTTTATGTGGATGCTCTGCCAGATGTTTAATCCAGCAGATAGTAATATCCAGATAGCTATGAATCGTTTCAATTTGTGACCTCCTTACTCTTCTTCATCCATAATTTCATTAAACTGCTCTTCGTTAATAAGTCCACGGTCAATCATTGTTTGGACCGTCAATTCAATTTTTATCAATCTGTTCAATTCTTTGTTAGGCAACGTAGCCATAATAACTTCTTCCATCACTCCACCCCTTTTTGAAAGCTATATTCAACCATAGATTGTATTTGTGCATTTTACGCTCAATTTTTTTAGGTATATTCCTTTCAAAAACAATAAGCGGACCATCTGTGTCTTCTGTATCTGAGTAATTTATGATTTTATCTTTTGAGTAACAATTTAAAAATTGTTTTCCAAAATGGTTGCGAAAAGATATTTTGAATATTTTCTTTTCTTTGTAACAACTTTTAATCATTATTCGTCTTCTTGATTTGTTTAATGACATAAGTCCACCTCCTCAATCTCAATCCCTGGGCAATCGAACACCCAGCCGAATCCAGCTTCTTCTAGTTGTTTGCGGGTAAGTTTAGAATACGCTCTGCTACTGTAGAAAAAAACAGCATTCTCATCAGGATTGTTCATAATGTACTGACCAGATGCTTTAATCTTAACCAGATACCTCTTCTCTTCATCGACCTCGTAGCCGAATTGGTGCATGTTGACAAGGGTTTGAATAGGTGTATTATCTACGTCGTTTAACCAAAAAGCGAACTTACTATCAATCTTTCCCGACTCGCTTTTTGAAGATAACCAATCCCACACATTGTACTCAAATTCGTCTTTGTGTTCCTCATACCAATCCGCCACAAACTTCTTAACTTTGACTTTTCGCGGTTCGTCTAGTTGTTTCAAGTCTTCTAGAAAAATTTGACGAGCTAGTTCTCCTGTTTTACCATTCCACTTCCCCTCATATCTTTTGTATTTCTCAGTTAATTCCTTAACATTCATCTTCCAACTCCTTTATTTTCTTCCTCAATTCTTTATTCTTTTTCTTCAACAAATCACGCTCCAATGCTCTAATTCGTCTCTTACGTGAATCGCACGGCTTCGAATACTCGATTATCTTCTCTTCGTTTTGCTCGATTGTGCGTTGATAACCTTTTATCAATTCCTTTTTGTCAAATCCCATCCACTATCCTTTGCAATATCTCGTGATACTCATAAATCTCCAGTTCAATTCTGTAATTCTTATTTCCAGACTTGCCACCGTGCATGAATTCAGTCGATACTATCACATTGTAATTATCATCTGTCCAAATCTTTGCGTCCGTCAAACCGTCAAACAAAGCCTTGCTTGTGGGCGACCAGTTCGGTGGGTCATACTTCCTATTTGTCGGAGGATATATCCGAACCTTAACCTTGCAAGGCTTGTCCTCGCTGTAAGGCAATCCAAAGTAATCTCTCAGTACATTGTTGCCCTCATATTCGGCTAACTGCCGTAAGAACTTAGTGATTTTAGCTTTTTGATGAAAGTGAGGTCTGTCGTTTGCGTTGATCATCTGTTTCCTGTTCAACTCAAATTTCAAAATCAATCGTTCTTTCATGTCTTTGTGAACACCTCATTCAGTTCCATAATCTCCTCATTGTTGTTATACGGATCATACGCTAACCGCCCGAAACCTGCTTTATTCGTGCTTGTTGGTGTGTTACCTGTCCATTTCAAATGCAGAAACTTACTGCACGCTCTACAACGAATTGATGAAGGTTTAATCTTAACCATTCTGTGATAACATTCCCCACAAAACGGACACTGCACGTCTACTTTTACTAATTCAGTCATATTTTTCCAATCTATCAAACATTAAAATGGCAAATCATCATCCGAAATATCCATCGGATTTGAATTTCTAGCAAAATTAGGCGATTGCTGATCGTGGTTGTCATCTAATGGTTGACCACCATCTTTCTTAAATTCCATAAGCTGGAAATTCTCAGCCACAACCTCTGTCACATAGACACGTTGACCTTGCTGGTTATCATAAGTACGAGTCTGAATGCGTCCTGTAATTCCAATCAAAGCGCCCTTCTTAGCCCAGTTAGCGAGATTTTCAGCTTGCTTGCGCCACATAACGCAATTGATAAAATCAGCTTCACGCTCTCCATTCTCGCTTTTAAACGGACGATTTACAGCAAGAGTAAATGTAGCAACCGCAATATTAGATTGCGTGTATCTCAGTTCGGCATCTCTTGTAAGTCGCCCTACTAAAACAACGTTATTTATCATTGATTTTACCTCTCTTAGTTTTTAAGTCGGCTGATGCAATCAAAACAAGAAGCATCCACCATCCAGAATTAAAATGAATAGTAAGGTATAAGGAGGTAGCAAGTACCGATAGATTATAGATTAGCCATGCTAAAGCTGTCATGCTGAAACCTCCTCTACTTCTGATACCTTGATTTCATTTGAACCAAACTTTAATAAATCGGTGTATCGTTTCACAAACTCAATAGCGGCCATAAATGAATTTTCTGCATTGATTTCTGACCCCAAATCAAGATCTGCAATTTTACCACTGACATAAAAACATCTCATAAATCTAACTCCTTGCTTTTGCGTGTGAGAGGTCTATTAGCCTCCTCAAACTCTAAAATAAGTTGATACTTTCTAAATCCCACCTAACCCTCCAAAATTTCAAAGCTGATAAAGTTATCCTCAAGCCATTCTTTCAACTGATCAAGCTGAGATTTTCCGCCATGCAATGTCAAACGCAAGTTAATTGTTAAAGGCTCGCTAGAATCAAATTTTGCCACCTCTCTCGCATTATTTTGAGGTTCTGGTGTAATTGTACCCTGCTCCAAAATCTCGCCTGTTTCAGCATCATAAGCCTTGATATTCGCATTAGCATTTTCCTTGGCCAATTGAGCAATTTCTTCAAGTCGTTCAGCTTCTGCTTTTTCTTGAGCCTCTTTCTGCTCTTTGCGTGCAATCTCAGCATCACGATCAGTTTTCATCATCTTGAGGATATCAACAAGACTCTTACCATCTTCAAGATGTCTGATATAGCTGTCAGCTGGTAAATTGTACTCTTGAGCTTGCTCTTGGATAGCTTGCTTGTTGGCCTTATGTTCTTCCAGGGCATCAAATTCTGAAAGCACCAAGGCATCCATTTCATCAAGTGTTGTCTTTTTCAGCTCATACTTGCCTGTTTTAAAATGTTTCTTGAGGCTGTACTCATCGTATTTGTCAGCGAATGTGGATTTTTCAATCCCTGCGACCATACACTTATCCTCAAATGTGGCACGCACGACATCCACGCGCATCAATCGTTCATGTTCATCAATCGCATTAAGTCCTGCTGTGATGTTTGAGATAATATTATCCAATGGCTCAACTGTTTTCTTGTACCACTTCTCAAATTCCTTGTATGGATTATTGATGTTATTTTTGATTTCCTTACGCCGAGTTTCCAACGCCTCTTTTAATTTATTAAGGCGTGTACGCTCATCATAATCAATCTTATAAGTGGATGCTGTCACCTCATAATCTGTGTACTGTGCAACGATTGCTGCAAGTTGTTTCTCCACGCTATCATAATCAACATTGATTACTGCAGGTTGGAAATCTACCTTAATTTCTGTCAAGCTATTAGTTACATCTTTTACCACGTCTTTGTTCTCCTAGTCTGTGTAAATTTTGATTTTACTACCTGATGATGAATGCCCAAAACATAAATTGCCATTATCACAAATTAAGGCAAGTTCTGTTTTGGATAAATTAGGGGTATTCTTATAAATTTCATAAAGTGAATTTCCGTAACTGCCACCAACTCGACCATATACAACATCAACGGTGTCTTGATCTTGTTCATTCATTTTGTCGTAATTCCACTTGTCCTTGATGATATATTTCTCTTTTAACTCTTTTAGAGCTGAAAGATTAGATTTCTGTTTTTGGCTTTCGTTTTCTGTGAAAGCCCATGGCGAATAAATTTTATTTTCTGTCATGTCTTATACTCCTTGTTTTTCGTATGCTTTTTGAATTTGTTTAGTGAGATAGTCCATCACTATGTTATAGCCATCAACTGGTACTTTGTGGAAATCGTCTATTTGATACTTGCTCAATACAAAGTTTGTAACTGTATCAAATGGCGCTCCCTTAATCGTCGCAATTTCTTCAACGTTCTTAATGATTTCTTGATACTGAATGTTATCAATGTACCTCACTTGTTGTTCTTGAGCTTGCTGATTGTTTGGTTTCTGTTGCTGATTATTCTGCCCTTGTTCTTGGCTTTCTTCTACTGGATACTCATCAATATCTTTTTCACCAATCGCAAACAACCCCTGTAAGGCATATTTTCGAGCGTATGAGCTGACTGCGCCTGTCCATTGCGGATCTTGCATTTGTTTAATCTGGCCTTTTTGAGTATTAAATACTGGAACTGGACTCATTTCAGCGTATGCTGTTGATTGGTACCTCTCGTTTCTCTCATCATTAAAAGCTACGGCTGTTGCTTTTACAAAGATTTTTCCAACAAGCTCAACGAGTTCATCAGTTACGATTACAGACCAATCGCTTTTTAACTCTTTGAAAGTTGTATAGATGTCCTCGGCATTTCTAAATGCGTACTTTACATCTTTTGATTTCTTTTTTTCTAATTGCATTTTTTGTTGCAACTCTGGGAAAGTTAAACTTGCCATTTTCCTCCTCCTTTAAAAACTCTGTAATTCCCTTATTTTTTATAAGGATGAGTTTGTTGTTTATTAGTATTTATTATTCTGCTATCGTGTCATCTTCCTGATCCACTTCTTTATCTTCGTTGGTTTCAACTGTGATTTCTAGTCTTGTCATAGCTTCGTCTACTGACTTGCCGTCTAGGATATCCTTGAGCATGTGACTTATATCATGAAATGATTTAGCTCTGGCTCTGCTTTTTTCGCCATCAGGAATCAAGCCGAGGTCTTGCATAAGTAGAAATGCTACGCTTGCATCGTGCATTGCTTTCTGAAGTTGTTTTATTTTCTTGATTGTACGAATTGCTTTAAACATATTGTTCTCCTTTTTCGATTTGTTCTTTCTCTTTGTAGATTGCCAATTGTTGTTTCAGGTTATAAACTTCCTGCTCACAAATAAAGCGACGTATGCGCTCTTCGAGAAGGTCCTTGTTAAGTTCTACCGCTACTACTCTCCAGTCAAGGTTGACTGATTTAATAACACCTTCGAGTCTGAGTTTTAACTTAGTAAGTAACTTCATTAAGCTACACCCTCCTCGTTAGATTGCTTGTTCATGCCTAGAATAATGTCATAGTACGAATGACCAGCAGGGATGATATACCCTGTCAGATCATCAACTTGAGAACCATCTGCCATGATGTTTACAATTCTTGGTTTCCATTGCTCTTTTTTATTTTTCATGTTATAATTTCCTTGAATAATTTTGTTGAGTGCCTGATTGCCGTCAGGTGCTTTTTGCATATCTCGTTTCCGTTCACGAAATAAATTGGTTCTAAACTTAATTTTTCTATTAATTCCCCTTTCTAAAAAACACTAACTCCTTGTTTTTCCCAATAATCTATGTACTCTTGTTGTGCTTGTCCGTTATATCCACAAGCATGGAATGCCAAGCCGTAATTACTATCACTTTCTTTTTTGTCTAACAAAACTTCTAATTCTGATTTGACGAATTTTTTTAACGCTTTTAAATCGCCACATGGATAAAAAAACTCGTACCCATCAATTACTAACTGCCATACCCATCCAAGAGGCGTTTTGTTATAAATGTATTTGATTTCCATTTTCCTACTCCTTTCAAGCCAAAGTCCTATATTAGAATTTTGAAATTTCTCTCTTTTATTTATTTAGAGAAGTAGGACTTGTTGTCTTTTAATATTTATTGTTATTTAATACTTGTT